CGGACTACTGCCGGGAACGACGCAACCAGGTTAACCCCCAGCAGTGGCTCGACCACTACGAGGCCAACGGCTGGCGTGTCGGAAAGAACCCCATGTCCGACTGGCGCGCAGCCGTCCGCACCTGGGAGGCCAACGGGATCAACAAGGCACCGCCAGGCGAAGAACCCTTCGACGCCAAGGCCGCCGCACGACGCATGGAAGCCAGGATCGCAGCCAAAGAGGCCGAAAGGAGGGCCGCACAGTGAACCGGGAACACTGCTACGAAGGCCTCACCACCATCGCCGCAGCCATGGGACACCGGTGCACCGAGGAGCGCATGGAGGTCTACTTCTCGCAGCTGCACTACATCCCCGCCGACCGCTGGGAGCACGTCGTCCGCCAGGTCATCCGCACGGAGGAACGCTTCCCCTCCCTGCACTTGCTCCTGGAGATGAGCCCCAAGCCCGAGCAGGACGAGGAGTCACCGGAAGACCGCTGGTTCCGCACCTGGCAGCGCCGGGCCGACCAAGGCCAGCCGTGCCCACGCAGCTACTGGGACATGGTCGAACACCGCGAGGGCAAGCACCGACGCTGGAACGGCGACCACCTGAAGGCAGGGCTCAAGCGCCTGGCCGACCACGTCACGCCCACCAGCCGCCTGTTCCGCGAGATCGTCGGCTACATGCAGCCGTGGATGGCCCGCAACGTCGGGCTGATCAGCTACGCCGGGCAGGAGCCCAAGGCCTCCACCACGCCCATGCTCGACCGCGACGCCATGAGCGGACACCCGGAGGACGTCGCCAAGCTCAACGCACGCATCGCCATGCTCCAGGAGCAGGCCATGACCCTCACCGCAGAGGAGATCCCGTTTTGAGCCCGCAGCAGGCCCGGCAGATCAACGACCAGGAGAGGGGGTGAGGAGTGGCAAGGACTGACGTCAAGGGCGCTGCCGAGTTCTACGGGAAGTCGAAGACGACGATCTACGTCTGGATCGCGTGCGGCAAGATCACGGCGTGGAAGGACCCGGGCGGGAAGGACTGGGTCATCGAAATTCCGCTCCAGGGAAAAAATACCTTACAGGTCCTTACAGGTCCTTACAGGTCGTCGCTGGACAGGCCACCAGAGGCCACGTAACGTTTCCGGTGTGGGCGCGAAACGGTTGCCGGAGGCTCCTCCCGAGCCGAGCAAGCGGAAGCGGGGCAGGCCGAAAAAGGCTGAGCCCCAGCAGCCCGTTCAAGACCAAACACTCCCAGATCTCGAACCCATGTTCAAGGCCGAGGACATCAAGGCCCTGGTCGCTACCTGCCTGCTGCGGGCCATCAACGAGGAAGAGGGTGGACTCGATTGCATCTGCCGACGCCAGGTCAAGTTGGCTCTCCATCGGAACCTGGACGTGTCGCAGACCGGCATCAACGCCATCTTCGACCGCCTGGTCGGCAAGGCATCTCAGGGGGTCAACCTGTCGGGCGAGGTCGGCGGCCGCCAGGTGGTGGTGGTCGAGAACCTATCCGGCTACTCACCGGTGCCGAAGTGAAGAGTTTTCTCCTGGTCCTCGCCCTGGTTGTGGCCGTGGCTGACCCTGCTGGCGCGACGCGGATCAGGATCGCCGACACCTACACCCCCACCGCCGACGGCATCACCATGCACCACTGCCCGAAGACCTTCGTGGGCCTGGGGGGCGAGAAGGGCGGGGGGAAGACCTACGCGGCCCTGGCCGAGTTGATCCGGCTGTCGATGCAATACCCCGGCAACCGGGTGATGCTGTTCCGGCAGAAGCTGGAGACGCTCCAGACCACGACCCTCAACACGTTCTGGCGCGTCTGCCCCCCGGCCCTGGTGGCCGAGCACGTCAGCAGCAAGAAGACCATCCGGCTCATCAACGGATCCGAGATCCTCTACCGCGGCCTGAGCGGCAACGTGCTGTCGAGCGAGCCGGCCATCAAGCACTTCCTGGAAGACCTCAAGTCGCTGGAGCTGGGCGCGGTCTACATCAACGAGGGGAGCCAGACCCGCAAGGAGTTCTGGGACACCCTGAAGCAGACGCTCAGGTGGATTCCGCCGGGGGTCTCGTCCGACCGGATGTTCTACCGCGCCCTGGTCGACAGCAACCCCGAGCCCGGGTGGTTCCACCAGACGTTCATCCGCTCCCTGCCCCAGGACCACGCCTTCGTCCACTTCCGGGCAGCCAACAACGCGCACCTGGCCGCCGGCTACTACGAGCGCTTCAGCGACATGCCCGAGAGCTGGCGCCGCCGCTACGTCGAGGGCCGCTGGGAGTTCGACCAGGAGGGTGACCAGTGGGTCTACCCCTACGCCGTGGTCATGGAGGCGTGCCAGGCCGGGCTCCTGCCCGACCAGGACGACACCAGGTCATGGGGCCTCGACCCTGCCGGACAGGGGAACGACGAGTCGGTCCTGACCTTGCGGCATGGGCCCGTGTTCAAGCAGTTCTGCTGGCGGAAGCAGGACGGGACGCAGCTGCGTGACAACGTCCTGCGGGTGCTCCACGAGCACGGCTACTTCGAGGCCGACGAGGACGACCGCGACCGGGTCAACGTCGACTGCCACGGCATGGGGGCGCCCATCGCCTCGATGCTGCGGGAGGCTGGCGTCAACGTCGGCAAGGTCAACCTGCTCAAGGCACCCAGGAAGGCGGAGCGGTTCAAGGACATCAGGTCGGAGATGTTCTGGTCGATGCGGGAACGGCTGGTCGACCACCGAGCCGTCCTGCCCGATGACGACCGGCTCCGGGAGCAGATGGTCGCGCTCATGTGGGAGCCCGATGCGAACGGCCGCATCTGCGTCGAGCACAAGGACGTCTACAAGAAACGGACGGGGCAGAGTCCCGACCGCCTGGAGTCGCTCGTCTACGCCAACTACCGCTCCGGGGCAGCTGTGGGGTTCGCCGCATGATCCTCAAGCTCGGGGCGTGGCAGATGCGCACGGGGCCGGATGCCGGGGAGATCCCCGCGCCGATCATCTCCGTCGACGGCACCAGGGCGAAGGCCATCCGGGACGGGGATGTAGTGTTCGATGACCAGCTCGCCCAGGGCGCGTTCTACGGCATGGCCAGGGGCGGGCAGATCGACAAGACGCAGCTGCTCCGTGGGTGGGTGTTCAACTGCGCCCACCACATCGCCACCCGGGCGGCATCGCTCCCCCTGCAGCTCTACAAGCGGACGTCCCCGCAGCGGGACAAGTGGTCCCAGGTCGAGCAGCACCCCTTCCTGGACCTGTGGAACCGGCCGAACCCGATCCTCTACGGCTACCCGCTGCGCTACGTAATCTTCATGCAACTGGACACCATCGGCCGGGCGGTGCTCTACATGCCCAAGAACAAGCTGGGGCGCCCGGAGTCGATCTGGCCCTTGATCCCCAGCAGGGTGAAGGTGGAGCAGCAGGAGGACGGGACGCTCGGCTACCGCTACACGCTGAAGAGCGGGCGTGTCGAGGTCCTGGACCCGGCCGAGGTGGTGGACATCCGGTGGCCGCACCCGTTCGCCCTGGTCAGCGGGATGAGCGCCATGGACGCGCACGCGATCGCCATGGACGTGTCCCGGATGCTGGAGCAGTACGAGCACGTGATGCTCAAGTCAGGCGCGCGGCCGGACTACATCATCAGCCCGAAGGACGGGGAGTGGGGCAGCGAGGCTGACGCCCGCAAGTTCAAGCGGGACTGGGAGGCGCAGCACTCGGGCCTGCAGGGCCGGGCGACCGTGGCTGTGCCCATGACCTCGGTCACGGTGGACAAGCTCAACTGGTCCAACGATGACCTGCAGTTCGAGGTGCTCACGACCTACTTCAAGGACACGATCCAGGGCGCCTACGGCACCCCGGACACCAAGTTCGGCAAGGGCACGAGCATGAACCGGGCGACCGCCTGGGCCATCGACATGCAGTTCAACCGCGACGTGATCTCTCCGCGCCTGACCCTGCTCCTGGAGCCGTTCAACGCCGAGGTGCTGCCGGTCTACGACAGCCGCCTGGTGGGCGAGTTCGACAACCCGGTGCCGCAGGACGAGGAGTTCGACCGGGAGACCGCGCGGATAGAGCTGACCAACGCGGTCATCAGCATCAACGAGTACCGGGAGCGACGCGGCATGCCCCGGGTGCCGTGGGGGGACCGGCCCCTGGTGGCCATCTCGACCGTGCCGCTCGACCCGGCCGGGGGCCTGGGGCGCGTGCCTGCCGCGCCACCGCCGGCCAAGGCCGAGAAGACCCTGGCCAGGGAGCCGGCCGAAGTGGTGTGGAAGACGTTCCTCTCCCGGCAGGAGCCGTGGGAACGGCTGATGCAGGGCGTGGTGGCCAAGCAGTTCGACCGCCAGGCCGCCGCGGTATCGGCCCGGGTGAAGGCGAACATGCCCAAGGCCCTGGGCGTCGTCGCGGGCATGTCCCGCCGGAAGGTGGACGGGGCGCTCAAGCACGAGCTGAAGGACCTGGTCACGGACACCATCGACCTGTCCGAGTTCGACGACGATCTCGCCGACGCGCTCAAGGAGGTCATCCGCGAACAGCTCCGCTCCGAGGGCCAGGCCGTCATCGACGAGACGGGGGTCTCGATCACCTACGACTTCGACTCCCCACGGGCCCGGCAGACCATCGGCCGGCTCATGGACCGCATCAGGGACATCAACCGCACGACCGAGGACCTGCTGGCCGACGCCTTGAAGGAGGCCATCCGCAACGGGGAGAGCGTCTACGAGATGAGCACCCGGATCATGGGGATCTTCGACGCGGCCAGCAGGTCAAGAGCCCTGACCATTGCCCGCACGGAGACGACGAGCGCCCAGAACCTGGCCACCGTCGATGGCTGGGACCAGTCGGGCGTGGTGAAGGGGAAGCAGTGGCTGACGGCCATGGACGAGAAGGTCAGGCCTGAGCACATGGTCGCCAACGGCGCCATGGCCGACCTGGACGGGGACTTCATCGTGGGTGGGGAGCGGCTCTCCTACCCGGGGGATCCCCGGGGGAGCGCATCGAACAACTGCAACTGCCGCTGCACGGTCGTGGCCGTGCTCGACGAGGAGGCGTGATGGAGAGAGACGCGAGAAAGACACTGCTGGCGAAGCGGCTGGACGACGGGTTCGTGGTCCTGTCCGATGAGACGCAGGACAGCGACGGGGACATCATCCGGCAGGCGGGCTGGGACTTCGCCCGGGCCCCGGGCATGGAGATCCCCATGACCCTGGCGCACGACAAGAGCACGTTCCCCCTGGGCAAGTGGACGCTCAAGCTCGATGCCGAGGGCCGGCAGCTGCTGGGCAAGCCCACCTTCGCGGCCGAGGAGGACCCGGCCCGGGCGGGTGTCGCGGCGAAGCTGTGGGACGGCGGGTTCATCAACGCCACCAGCGTCGGCTTCAGGATTCCCGAAGGGGCCGAGGTGAAGAACATGCCGAACGGCTGGGGCCGCGAGTACATCCGTGGCCACCAGGTCTACGAGGCGGCTATCTGCATCGCCGGGGCCAACCCGAACGCCCGCAAGGCCCTGGAGTCCGCCGTCGAGAAGGGGATCATCACCGCCGAGGAGAAGGCCGTCATGGACGGGGACGAGCCGATGACCAGGAGTGAGTTCCGCGCGTGGGCCGATGGGTTCGCGGAGCGGATGGAGAAGGCTATCACCAAGGCTGCCGCTGTGGCCGCCCCCGGGGATCCGGCCCCGGCGGCAAAGGGTCCGGCGGCGAGCAAGCAGGAGCCCCCGGCGGACGACAAGGGTGCCATGCGCGACGTGCTGGCCAGGGTCGCCAAGATGATCGACGACCTGGAGGAGCGCAAGGCGAAGCAGATCACTGAGGCGGTCCAGGCGGTGGTGACCTACCACCTCGGCCGGCTCGACTGAAAGGACCGATGAGATGGAACTCGAAATGAAGCAGCTCATCGAGCGCCTGGAGAAGCGGTTGGAGGAGCCCCTCGACCCCGAGAAGGTCAAGGCCCTCATCAACCCTCTGGTGCTCGACGCCATCAAGGGCAACAAGGCCGCCCTGGTGACCGATCCCGAGGAGGTCCACGGGGCCCCGAAGAAGTCGTTCTCGAAGTTCCTCGGCGACGTCAAGAACGCCTGTGCCGAGGGCTCCAGCGGGATCGGCTACGCCCGCGAGAAGGGCATGATCCCGGCGTTCAGCCGGAGCGGCGAGATGCGCACGGTGCTCGCGCATGAGTCCGTGAAGAACCTGCCCGAGGAGCTGGTGAAGGACATGTACACCTCTTCGGACGCCTCGGGAGGCTACATCGCCAACCCCGAGTACGCCCGCGAGGTGCTCGACGTCGCCACCCCGATGTGGTCCCCGCTGGTGCGGGAGTGCCGTCAGGTGCCCATGCGGTCGCGCCTGATGTACTTCCCCACCAAGACTGCCGGCCTCACGGGCTACTGGATCCCGGAGACCACCGACAGCACCACGGCGGCCACCCAGGCCCAGGGCGTGAAGCAGCGCTCCAACCTGACCCTCGGCCAGATGTCCATCACCGCGCACACGTTCGCCGTCCTGGTGGCCGTGTCAAACCAGCTCCTGGACGACAGCGACCCGGCGGTGGACGCCTACCTGCGCGGCCTGTTCCAGGAGACCCTGGACGACGGCCTCGACACCGCGATCCTCTCGGGCACGGGTGCCGCGACCGACCCCATCACCGGCCTGGACGGCAAGATCGCCGCGGCCAACAAGCTGAACGTGGGTGGCGAGTTCGGCTACTCCGACCTGCTGGCCCTGCTGTTCAGCGTCTACAAGAACCACAAGAACCCCGGCCCCGTGCCGATCATCGCCCACGCCGTCGGCGAGCAGATGATCGAGCAGTACGTCGTCGACAAGGACGGCCGGCCCCTGCTCAAGACCGACTTCGCCGCCGGCGGGACCCCCGTCATCCGCGGCGAGCGGATCATCCGCGACGGCAACATCAGCGTGGCCCTCGGTGGCGGCAGCGACCGCACCCGGCTCTACGCTGGTGCGTTCAGCAAGGAGGCCTTCCTGGGCAAGAGGAGCGACATGATCGTACGCGCGTCCAGCGAGCGCCTCATGGAGTTCAACCAGACTCTCTTCCTGGCGGAGTTCCGCGTCGGGTTCAACGTGTCGAGCGGGAGCTTCTTCGCCTACCTCGACGGCGTCCCCACGGTGTAGGGGAGGAGACGACGATGAAGAAGACCAACCTGATCCTCCTGACCGTGCTCTGCTTCACCCTGATGGCCGGGGTGGCCCTGGCCGGGGTCGTGTTCCAGCCCTACTGGAGCATCTCCAACACCGGCGACGCGACGGGTCCGACCTCGAACCCCGCCGGAGTGCAGTACCTCGCCTTCGATGGTGTCCCCGCGATCCGCGACGAGGTCCCGGTGATCGAGAACCTCTCGGTCACCTCGGACGTTGCCGGATCCGTGGCCACCATCTTGAGCGAGAACGGCGACAGCACGACCATGGACGCGGCCTCCGATGCCGGCGCGCTCAAGGTCCTGCCCGTCACCGCGACTACCAGCTTCCAGGACACCACGGCCGGTCAAGGGTCGTGGGTGGCGATCGTCGACTGGACGAACCAGAAGTTCGAGATCAACCGGGTGAGTTCCATCACGGCCGGGGTCTCCCTCAACCTGGTGCGCAACCTGTCGAACACCTACGCCTCCGGCTCCAGCGTCTACGAGATGACCAGCATCGGGACCTTCCCGGTGGGGAACGCCTCGGTGAGCTGGCCGGCGGTGACGATCTACGGCAAGAAGGGGAAGTGCCTCGGGGTGTTCGTCCCGGGGACCTCGGCTGCCAGCATCAACTACGGGGCCGGGAGCTACAAGTAGATGCCCGCGTTCCTCATCGCCGCCTGTCTGGCTGTGGTTGCCCTGGTGAACCCGGTGGCGGGACAGTTCGACGTGCGCTTCTGGCAGGAGGTCGTCTTCCTCCATGTCGGGGCGCTGGCGGTGGTGGGGGCGTTGGCTCCGACCTGGTCCATGCGTCTCTTCGGGTGGTGGGCGGTCGCAGTCGCGGCCGCTCACCGCTCACCTTCCTCCCTCGCCGCGGTGGCCATGCTGATCTGCGGCTTGGGTGTCTTCGCGCTGGCCCGCCGGCATGGAGGCCGGGCGGCGCTTCTTGCCCTGGCCGCCGTGAACCTGCCCATCATGGCGGTGCAGATGGCCGGGTGGTGGCCGGCCGTGATCGGTGCAGTCGGTGGGGACGTGGTTCAGTTCAACGGCTCACGTCTCGCCAGCGGGCTCACGGGCTCGACGGGGGACGTCGGGATTGTCCTGGCGCTGGCTCTTCCGTTCGCCTCGTCCTGGCTGATCCTGGCGCTTCTGGCTGGTCTTCTGGCGACGCAGGCGTCCTCGGCCATCGCGGCTGGGGTGGTCGCCCTGGTGGTGGCGCGGTGGGAGTGGCTGTCTCGGAAGGTGGGTCGAGTGGGGGTCATCCTGGCGGTGATCGGCACTGGACTCACCATCAACCTGGTGGACGGCGTCATGGGCGTGGTCCGTGACCGGCGGTGGTCGGTCTGGGGGTATGCCCTGCGTCGGTGGTGGAAATCGGACGTGCTGGTGCAGTGGTTCGGCCGCGGGTGGGGTTCGTGGTCCGAGCAGTTCCCGGTCCTGCTCTACGACGGCAAGGCCTGGAAGTGGGACCAGGCGCACAACGAACCCCTGCAGCTGCTGTGGGAGGCGGGCCTGGTCGGCCTGATCCTGGCGACGGTGGCCGTGGCCTGGGTGCTCATCCGGGCGTGGGGCCGGGGGAACCGGGCGGCGGTCGGTGCGGTGGCCGCCCTGGGCGTCTGCTCCCTGGGACATTTCCCGTTGCACATCGCCGCCGGCGGGACTGCGGCGGCTCTCGTACTGGGGGAGGCATCGAGATGAAGGTCGTGATCGTGGGCATCGAGGAGCACTACTGCCTGACCCGTGGGGCCATGACGGCCGACGGTGTGCGGCGTTCGGAGTTCGTCTGGCGCGGCCGGGCCTGCCAGCCCGGGCAGGAGATCGACGTGGACGAGGCAACCGGGGCCGCGTGGCTGTCCCGGGGGATCGCCGAGGAGGTGCAGGCGAAGGGCGACCCGGGCGGCCGGGACAAGCTCCTGCGCGGTGGCATCGAGAAGGCCGGGCGTGGGCGCCGGAGGAAGGCCCTGAAGTGAAGCCCGTCCTCATCCTCGCCCTCCTGCTGATTGCCGTGCCGTGCTCGGCCATCGAGATCCTCATCGTGGCGGCCAACCGGGTGAACGCTTCCGCATCGGCTGAGGAGCAGGAGTCTGGGTTGTGGAAGCGTGGCGATGTCATCGCCGTGGAGGACAACGGGTTTTCCTGGGGCGACCGCGAAGTGCTGGCTCCCGCATCGGGTGGTGGCTTCTGCCGGGCCATTCTCTCGGGGGTGACGAAGGCTCAGGCTCGGGCGTATCTCAAGCGGCACCTGGACGGTGGCGGGGCGATGCTGCACCGGAGCCGGTTCTACATCGACGTTCCTGCGTTGCCTTTGGCCGTGCGGAACGCCTTGAACAACACCGGGTCATGGAGTGGGACGTGGGCGGCCATGAAGCCCTACGTCATCGACCGAACCACGGGAGCGGCCATCCCATGAGACGCCTCCTCGCCGCCCTCGCCCTTTCCTTGCTGCTCTGCTCGTCCGTCCATGCCGCGTGTCCGGGGGCGACCTCGACCGTGTGCGCGTCGGGCTGCAACTACACTTCGGCGGCCACGTGGGAGTCGGAGTGCCAAGCCGACCTGACCGGCGGCACCGGCACGCGCACCCTTGAGTTCCACGGTTCAGGCGGCGCCAACCAGGTGACCATCAACGGATGGACGACCAACGCCACGAACAAGATCGTGCTGACCGTCCCGACCGACCACCGGCACGCAGGCACCTACGACACCAACAAGGCATACCTCGACACCTCCAGCGCGTCGAACATCGGCATTGCCATACTGGAGGACTACACCGAGGTCTACGGGCTACAGGTCAAGAACACGTATGTCGATGGTGCGGCCGCCTCGCCCATCACGGTGCCGTCAGCCATCACGGCGACGAACAACAAGATCGTCGTTGACTCGTGCCTGCTGATTGCGGACTCGTCGAACAACTCGGCCCAGGCCATCACCACCAGCGATGTGGACGCCCGCCTCTATGCGGTGAACAACTTTCTTGTCGCCAAGACCAGCAATTCTACGTCAAGCGCCATCTGCATCACCATGACTGCCGTCTCCGCCTCCACCCGTCTCTACGCCTACAGCAACACCTGCTACTACGACGACCTCGACGGCGGCGCATTGACGTCAGGCATCTACATGCAGGGCGCAGCCACCGGCATCCTACGGAACAACCTGTTCTACTCGGTCGATGGAACGGCCAACTCGACCCTGCTCAACGAGAAGGTCAACGACATCGACTACAACGCCTCGAACGTCGCGGAGACATGGATGGCCGGGGCGCATGACCACCCGAGCCACACCTTCTCGTTCGTCAACGTGACCGGGGGAACCAACCTGCACCTCGACGCAGCCGATACCGGCGCGAAAGGGCTGGGGGTGGACCTGTCCGCTGATGGCACCTACGCCTTCAACGCGGACATCGACGGCGAGACGCGCTCCGCACCGTGGGACATCGGCGCGGACGAACTCCCCGCACCGGCTGGGCAGCCGTTCCGCAAGCGCACCGGGGGCATACCGTTCATGGGCACCAAGGGGGTCTGGTGATGAAGCGACTGCTGGCGATCTCGATGGTCATGGGGCTCCTGCTCCCGAGCATGGCACAGGCGGCAGCGACCGATGCCCGCGCCTTGCCGCTCAAGGCGACGGCCTACCGGGTCACGTTCCCCATCTTCGACGCGGACGGTGACCCCGTGACCGGGGCAACCGGCTTGGACAGCGAGGTGGACAAGGACGCGGCGGGGTTCAACGATGCCGGGGACGAGGCGCACGAGATCGGCACCACGGGCATCTACTACCTCGACCTGACCAACACCGAGATGAGCGCCGACACCGTGACCGTCCAGGTCAAGACGTCCACGGCCGGGGCCAAGACCACTGTCCTGGTGATGTATCCGCTGGAGGCGGGCGACCTCGGCGGGCAGAACGTGGCCCAGTGGGACGGGACGGCAGTCCACTCACCGGGCACCGCAGGCATCCCGGTGGTCGACTTGCACGGGGTGACGTTCCCGACGAACTTCTCCTCACTGGCCATCACCACCCCGGGTGGCGCGGTCACCGTTGGCACGAACAACGACAAGACGGGCTACACGGCCAGCACGGTGAGCGACAAGACCGGCTACTCCCTGACGGCCAGCATCCCCAGCGCGGCCGACAACGCCGATGCGGTATGGGACGAGGTGTTGAGCGGGCACGCCGGGGTGGGGGCGGCCGGGACGGCCCTCACCGCTGCGGCGGCTGTCACCGCGCCCTCGGCGGCCACCATCACGGATGCCGTGTGGGACGAGGCAACGTCTGGCCATGCCATCCCCGGGTCAACCGGCGCGGCCCTGTCATCCTCGGCTACGGCTACGGACCCGTGGACCACGGCCCTGCCGGGCTCCTACGTCGCCGGAAGCGCCGGGCACATCCTGGCCGAGACGGCCCGGGAGTCCACCCTGCAGAGCCAGGTCACCGCAGGGACCGTGCTCAACCCCGTGCCCACGGTGGCCGGGAACGCCCTCACGGTCTACCAGCGCACCCTGGTCAACGACATCGCCTTCAGCGTCGGCACCTCCTGGGCCTCCGTCCTGGGCGCCGGCTACGTCGTCACCTTCACCGCGAAGCAGGCCGCCGACTCCGCAACGGCCGCGATCTCCAAGACCATGACCGTCGAAAACGCAGGGACCGGGGCCCTGACTCTCGACCTGACCGTCGATGACACCGACGTCTCGGTCTACTCCCGCTACACCTACCAGATCACCTCGACCAAGACGGTGGCCGGGGTGGTCACCGAGCAGTATGTCCTGATGACCGGGCTCCTGGACGTGAGGGGGATCTACCGATGACCACGACGGCCAACGCCTACAACCTGATCGACTGGAACATCGTCAAGGCCGAACTCGGGCATGAGGACGCGGTCACCGGCGACGACGACATCATCACCAGATGCACCAACGCGGCCACCGACTTCATCGAGTCCTGGTGCCGCCGCAGGCTGCTGAAGCGGTCCACGGCCGTGGTCGAGTACCACGACGGCAACGGCGGGAGCGTGCTCTCCCCGCTCCAGTTCCCCATCGAGACGGCGGCCGACATCGTCAGCATCTACGACGATCCCTACCGGGCCTTCGGCGCCGACTCCCTCATCGCCGCCACCGACTACTACCTGCACCAGGACGGCCGGGACATCTGCCTGTCCGAGTGGTCCGGGCCCGGGGTGTTCAGGATCGGCCGGCAGAGCGTGAAGTTGACCTACAAGCCCGGCTTCACCGCCGCGCCGTCGGACCTGGCCAGGGCGTGTCTCATGGTGGCCATCGACTTCTACCACCTGACGGACAAGCAGAAGCAGATCATCGCCGCGCAGAGCATGGAGGGGCAGAGCATCTCCTACCGCGACTATCGGATCCACCCGACGGCCGAGGAGATCCTGAAGCAGTACAAGAGGCGCAGCTGCTGATGCCCGATCCCGCGCAGTTCGTCCTGGAGTTCCCGGCGGATGACAAGTTGAAGGCCCGCCTGGAGACGATCTACAAGGACACGGCCGGCCGCCTGCGGAAGGGCCTGCTCATGTACCTGATCTACCTGTCCAGCTATATCAAGACCAACAAGTTGACCGGCCAGGTGCTCAAGGTGCAGACGGGTCGGCTGCGCGGCTCCATCCGGCACCGGGTGGACGGAGGAGACCTGTCGGGAAGCATCCGGGTGGGGACCGTCTACGGCCTGGCCTGGGAGTATGGCTTCACCACCAAGAGCTACGTCATCGAGCCGCGGTTCAAGAAGGCCCTGGCCTTCACCGTCGGCGGGCAGCGGCTGGTGCGGCGTCGGGTGACCATGCCCGCCCGCTACCAGGAGGAGAGACCCTACGCCCGCACGGCCTACGCCGAGACCACGGACGAGCGGAAGCGGCTGATCGTCGACCGCGTCTTCCGGGGGGATGCCGCGTGAACAAGCTGACGGTGATCCGGGACGCCATCGAGGCCAGGCTCAAGGGCATGGCCCCGACGGTCTACCACCATCCCATCGTGACCGTAAGCAAGTCCCCGGACAACATCGCCGGGGTGGCCCGGGCCAAGTTCCCCCGAGCCTACCTGCTCACGCCGCACGGCAAGAGCATCCGCATGGTGTCCGGCCAGGATCTCAAGTTCGACGTGTCGGCCCCGTTCACCGTCGAGGTGTGGCGCTACCTGCGGGACGGGGAGGACGAGCAGACCGTAGCGGACGAGATCGCCGCGGACATCATCAAGCTGATCTACTCCGACGAGTGGTGGGGAGCCCAGGCAGACGCCGGCGGCACGACCATCCGCGAGGTGACCTACCACTACTTCATCACGGCCATGACCATGGTCCGTGTCCAGTTCGACGTGAACTTCTGGCTGGACGCCAAGAACCCGTAGGAGGTGACGAGGATGGGAACGAGGTATCTGCTTCGCAACGACGCCGACCACGGCGGCCGCTACCAGCACGGTGTGCGCTACCAGGGCGTGGGGATTCCCGAAGCGGACCTCCCCATGTTCCTCCCCGTGCCCGATCCGCCCGACCTGAAAGGATGGGTGGCCCCGGACCCCAACAAGCCGGTGGACCACCAGAGGAAACCGCCGAAGCCCCATAGGAGGGACCAGAAATGACCGTGAGCATCAAGGAATCCCTGGACGAGATCATCGTCTCGAAGCTCAAGCAGACCAGCGCGACCGCCGCGCAGACGATGGCCCTGAAGTACCTCCTGGACGAGGGGAGCAACCTCGAAGTCAACGAGGGGCGGACGGACAACACCTCCGAGAAGTCGGGTTACGAGGAGGCCACCCGCATCGACCTCGGGGTGCGAGAACTGACGGGGGTGCTCTCCCAGGCCAAGGCCCGGCCGGACTTCCTGGCCTGGCTGGTCGCGCACTTCTGCAACCATCACACCGAGGCGGCCGCCGGGTCGACGGGCTTCCTGCACACGTCGAAGATCGACCCGACCGCCGAGACCGGCAGCTACCAGACCACCCCGGCCTACTTCACGGCCGCGCAGAAGCGGGGCTCCATCGCGGACTTCAGGCGCTTCACCGGGAACATGATCAACAGCCTGAAGCTGCCGTTCAAGATGGGCTCCCCCCTGTCCGTCAGCGCGGATGTCCTCGGCATCGGTGACGTCGACGACCAGACGTATCAGGAGATCGTCGTCGGAACCAAGGAGAGCACCACCCTGACCCTGTCGAAGGCCGTCTACGGCGAGTCGATCAACTACATCCAGGTCATGGCGGACGTGGACGACGACGGAGACTATGAGCACCTGGTCACCTGTGTCGGCATCGTCAACAGCACCAAGGTCTTGACCATCACCGCCCCGTCGACCGGGAGCACCGCGATCAACTACATGGTGACCTACCGAGTCATCAACACCGAGACCGGCTACGAGTGGGCCGACACCGCGACCGGGATCACCAGCACCACTGAGTTCAGCATTCAGACCCGGAACATCAAGCTGGTCCTGTTCGGCAAACCGGCGGCGGCCTCCTTCAGCTTGGGGCAGACGGCCGGGGTGGAGTTGGAGAGCCTGGAGTACTCGGGCTCATGGAACGCCCGGGTGCTGAAGTCGTGGCGCCAGGGGTCCACGGTGGTCAACGAGGCGACCGGAGTGCAGAACGGGCCGCTGCGGCAGACGATCAAGCTGTCGCGCCAGATGAAGGACCTGCTCCTCACCAAGTTCTGGAAGAGAGGCGACGACGAAGGGGCGCAGTTCAGCCTCTACATCGAGTGCCTGGGCCCGGAGTACGAGTCCGGCCAGAACTACGCCTTCAACGTCATCGTTCCCCGGGTCGGCCTGATGAACCGGACGATGAAGGTGAGCAACGGCCTGTGGGTCGAGGAGGGGGACTTGCTCATCATGAAGGACACCAAGGTTGGCAACCTCCCGTCGGTGACCTTCCAGACCAGGAACCAGGTCAGCGGCTACCTGGTGGCGCCGTAGTCATGGGGATCTCTCGGAAGCTGGTCATCACCGACAGGAAGGTGGTGCGCGACAGCGAGGGGAGGGAGCTGACGCTCTTCTTCCGCCCGCCGACGTCGACGGCGCACCGGATCATGCAGCGCACCAGGTGGCGGGTGGAGGGGGGGAAGGTCGTGGCCGACCCCTCCGGCGCCCTGGACGCGCTGATCCCCGTGGCCCTCGACTCTCTCACCGAGGTGGGGGATGCGAGCCTGGAGGCCGGGGACCGCAGCTGGTGCATCTCGTCGGACCTCGATGTGGACGCCCTGAACAAGGCGGCCGGGTCGTCGTTCTCGTCCTGGAAAGACGTCTTCGGGGAGGCCTTCCCCGATGCGGTGCGGGCGTTGGCCATGCACTTCTACGTCCTGGCCGGGAGCTATTCGGGGTTGACGATGCCCGAGGAGAAGGCGGTTGAAAGAAACTGAGGGAGGACGTCCGGCGCCTCTTTGCCGGGCGTCCCGAACCGGGGTGCGAGTTCCGGGAGGACCGCTCCAAGTGCAAGGACCTGATGACCATCAGGAAGACCCTGCACAACGGGCAGAACGGCTGGGACCTCTACTGCGCGGACGTCTGCGGCAAGCTGGGGAAGAAGGCCAAGCCCAAGAAGCTGCGGGTGTCCGCGTGGACGCTGCACATCGTGACCCTGCACCGGATGCGGGAGCGGGGTGCCGTGCCGTGGTCGCTGGACGATCTCTCCCCGCTGGAGTGGTGGTCCCTGTCCGTGGTGGCCGAGGAGCTGCGGCTGCTCAACCCGGCGGCGACCGGCTGCCCGCTTGCGGGGAGGTGAGGTAGACCATGCCCAAGATGACCGACGAAGCCCTTCTGATCGTCCGTCTTTCGGACGAGGTGTCCGCCGTCGCCAAGAGGATGAGCGAGCAGTACAAGAGCGAGATGGACAAGATGAAGGCGTCCTCTCAGGGTCTTGGCGGGGCGCTCCAGTGGGTCAAGGACAACTTCCTCCAGTTCTCGCTGGCCATCGGGGCGTCCATGGCCCTCAAGCAGATGATCTCCGAGGCGGCCGATGCGGAGGTGCAGCTCGCCAAACTGGGGGCCGCCCTGAAGGTGTCCGGCTACAACCACGCCGAGAACAAGGAAGAGATGGTCCGGTTCTCGGAGGCCATGCAGCAGGCCACGGGCATGGCCGACGACCAGGCCGTCGCCATGACCTCTCTCTTCCTGACCTACGGCGCCACGCTCAAGGAGGCCCAACAGCTCACGAAGGCCTCCGCCGACATGGCCGTGGTAGTCGGTTCGGTGGACACCGCGTCCATGATGCTGGCCAAGGCCATGGAGGGGAACACGGTCGCCCTCGGGCGCTACGGCATCAAGATCGACGAGACCGAGTTGAAGCTGCGGGGTGCGGACGCGATCCTCGCCGCCGTGAACGAGAAGTTCAGCGGCCAGGCACAGGCGCAGCTCGACACCTACACCGGCCAGTGGACACTGCTCAAGGAGAACCTGAACAACTTCGCGGAGGCCGCCGGAGGTCCCATCACCGAGGCCCTGCGCGGATGGATGGAGGTCATCAACCGGGCCGTCAAGAGCCACCAGGACCTGAACGTCGAGATGGAGAAGGGGACCATGCTTCAGCTGGCCCTCCAACTCGCCGACGTGCAGGCGCAACTTGAGCGGGCCAAGGCCAGCGGTGAGGGCTGGGGATTCACCGACCCGCTGGAGAAGAGGGTCACCGATCTCATCGCCCAGATGAAGCGGGTCAGGGACGCGGCCAAGATGGATATGGGCGAGGTCCTCGGGCCGGATCCCCGTGAGTGGACGGTCTTCCTGGACGAGGAGAAGAAGCGCCAGAAGGAACGCACCAAGCTGGCCAAGGAAGCCGCCGAGGAGCGGGTGAAGGTCGAGAAGGACACCCTCGACCGGATGCGCCGCATGATCGAGGACAGCCAGTCCACGGCCATCAGCGCGAACACGGCCACCCGGGACTCCCACATCGAACTCTACCGGGGCATCGCCAAAGCCTCCGGTGACGCGCTGACCAAGGAGGAGCAGGACAGCGAGCGCCTGGCCGAAGACGAGCGGCAGCGCCTGGCCTACCAGAAGCAACTCAACACGAAGTACTGGGCGGATCAGGAGCAGGCCCGCAAGGACGTCCTGGAGAAGGAACGCAAGCTGCTGCAGGACCGGCTCGACCTGCTCAAGGACTTCCTCAAGACCTCGGCCGACTGGCAGAAGGACTACGAGGACCAGGTCCGCGCTGCGAACCAGCGCGGCATGGACGACTACGAGAAGATGGAGGACGACCGGAAGCGCCTCCAGGCGGATTACGAGCAGGCCATGAACATGGAGGGGATCAAGAAGGCCGAGGCCCTGCAGAAGTGGCTCACCGACCGCATCAACTTCCTCAACACCCACTACAGCACCCTGGAGAACATGGGCGGGGACCAGACCCTGCTCCAGGACTCGCGCCGCACCTACGACCCCCTGGCGGCCATGAACCAGGACCGCGCCGTGGTCGAGGAGCAGCTGGCCAAGCTGAACGTGGAGGCCAACGCCACGGCCAAGAGCATCGAGCAGGCCCTGCTCCCAGGAGGGTCCGTCGATGAGCAGTTGGCCAACCTGAGCATGCTGACGACGCAGTCCGTGCCCGAGGTGAAGCAGGTCCTCGACAACATGCAGACGACCAGCGTGGCCATGCTCACCAAGCTGACCTCCCAGGAGGGGCCGCAGGGTGGACCCGCCGCGATCGTCAAGGCCATCAAGGACGCGGCCGAGGCCGACCTGAAGTTCTGGGCCGAGAAGGGGCCGCAGGCCATGGCCAAGGAATGGCTGAAGGCAGCGACCGGGCGGGAGGGCCTGGGCCTCAACGTCGAGCGCATGGACTACGTCCTGAAGGCCCTCCAGAACATCGCCACCGGCGTCGGCGAAGACCCCGGCCGGCCCCCGGAGATGAGCCGCGCGGGACGCCGTGGACGCGACCGGACGGGCAGGCGCATCCGCCCGCGTGTGGCCGGGCACCTCGAAGGCTACGAACTGCTCACCCTCGGGTAAGGAGACCACGGCATGGAATCGGCGTTCCTGGTGCAGCGAGAGATCACCCCGGCCATGGTCATCTCGGCCTCCTCGGAGGCGGGGGACTTCATCGACCAGCCGATACCCGACTCCAACGTCGGTGACCTCACCCTCGAGTCCTACGACGCCGGCAAGGGCGCGATCACCACGCAGTACGGGGTGAAGATCCAGACCGGCGGCGACCTGGGCGTGGCGACTTTCCAGGCCACCGTGGACGGCGGGACGACCTGGTTGGGGAAGCTCCCCGAGACCACCCTCGACGACGGCGCGGTCGGCGGGGCCGGGACCTACCGGACCATCTACACGGACGCCTCCGGGCACAACGTCTGTGCCTCCCGCCCGGTGCAGGTGGACTCCGACGGGGACGGCATCCCCGACATGGTCGTGGTGGCCATCAACGACAACGGCACCATCAAGATCTACTCCACCACCGACCTGACCGGCGCAGGGTCCTGGACCCTACGGTGCGCCAACGCGGGGACCATGTACGATGCCGAGGCCGCGGTGCCCGCCATGGTGGCGATCCCCGCGTTGACCGGCTCGAACATCCTCCCCCTGGTGGTCTTCTACCGGCCGTCAACCACCGGGCACATCATGCACGCCATCTCCTACAACTCCGGCACCACCTGGGAGGCCGGGGGGGAGATCGCCGGCGGGGACGACATCTCCGGCGGGGTCAATGCCGTGGTCCTGCCCTCGGGCATGGTGCTCGTCGCCTACCAGGCCGAGACCGGAGGCGGGACGAAGTACAACCACGTCATGGTGACGAGCT